TGGGGTGATATGCAGATGGGCGGCTCGTCCGCTGGTACATCTGGTCAGGTGCTGACATCGGCTGGTGCTGGGGTTGCACCTACATGGGCAGCGGTGTCCGCATCTGCCGCTACCCCGACTACTTTGGGTACTGTGTATGGAAAAACATCTAATGGGCTTAGTATCGTAGCATTAGGACAAAATGCTGGAGCAAACGCTACTAACTATAATGGAGCCACAGCCATTGGAGAAAATGCGTATACGAATGGCACTGGCGCAAGAAATACCGCTGTTGGTTACACTGCATTAAATGGCGCGGGTAGTTATGCCCAATGTACCGCACTTGGAGAAACGTGTTTACAAGTAAATACGGGGTCAGTTAATACTGGTCTTGGGGCACAAGTTCTTGGTTACAACAGTACAGCAACTAACAACTCTGCTGGCGGCGCTAGAGCAATGTTTTTTAATACAACGGGTTCGTATAATACCGCATTTGGAGATAATTCTTTATTTACAAATACTGTGGGCGGTAGCATTACTGCAATTGGTTCGTATGCTCTATACAACAGTACAGGAAATAACAATACCGCACTAGGCTCTAGTACTGCGTCTACTTTAACAACAGGAACTAACAATTCTATTATCGGATGTAACGCAGACGTATCATCTGCCTCCGTAAATAATGAAATTACTCTTGGAAATTCAAGTATTGCTACTTTGCGTTGCCAAGTTACATCCATCACATCCTTGTCGGATGCGCGGGATAAAACAAACGTACTCCCTATTGCCGCAGGTTTAGATTTTACCAATCGGCTTAATCCCGTGTCGTTTGATTGGAATATGCGGGACGGAGCTAAAGTTGGCGTACCAGACACAGGTTTTATTGCTCAAGATTTAAAGCAAGTGCAAGAGCAAACGGGCATTGAAATACCCGGACTTGTGTACGAATCAAACCCAGAAAAACTTGAGGCTAGTTACGGCAAATTACTACCCGTAATGGTCAAAGCCATTCAAGAACTGTCTGCAAAGATTGATGCTTTGCAGGCTGAAATTACTCAACTTAAAGGAGCCTAACCCATGATTGAACAAACCCCAGAGCAAATCGCTCAACACTACAAAGCCGCGATGGACAGCGTGAACCTCATCAACGGCGGCAAGCCAGCGTACATGAACGACGCCGAATGGACAGATTGCTTGAGCCGCAACAAAGAGCATCTGAACATCATGCTTGCCAAAGACTTCTGGACAACTGAAGACTTAACCCCACTACGGAACGCCGCTGTATAAGGAACACCATGAATTTGCAACTCCCAATTGAAACCGTCAACCAAATTCTTGGTTACCTTGGAACCCGCCCATACCAAGAAGTTTTTCCGCTGATTCAAGCGATTCAAGAAGCCGCGAAGCCTAAAGAAGAGCCGAAAGACGAGTGAAATGTCAGACGTTAACGAACTTGCCAATGACACCGACAAGCGACTGAGCGTCCACGAGGCGGTTTGCGTACAAAGGCACGAAAGCATTCAAAAGCGTTTTGATGAAGGTTCAAAGCGCATGAACAAGATTGAGTACCTCTTGTACGGGGTGATTGTTTGCGTTTTGTTTGGCCCCGGTGTTGCTGCTGAGTTTGTCAAAAAGTTTTTGGGGCTGTAGTGTGGACTTATTTGAAGTCCTGTCCAAAATTTGAAATGTGGAATAGGCGGGACAAATGAAAGCCAAACTCACTTTTGCAGTAACTTTGATGGTCAGCTTTACCCTGTGCATAGTTGTGATGGGCATGGTAGCGGTGCTGATGATTGGGTTGTTTGACGAGAAGGTGGACAACTTTGAAATATTTAAATTAATTAGCCCTGCATTTCAAACCATTGTTGGCGGCTTTATTGGGCTGTTAGCAGGCGTCAAGTTATCGCATGATGATGAGGAAGAACCAAAATGATTACTCTGTTTACTACACTGGTCAGCTTCCTTGCCGGTGGTTTGCCAAAGTTGCTTGGGTTTTTCCAAGACCGCGCTGACAAGAGCCACGAGATGGCAATGGCTCGCCTCCAGACAGAGCGTGAACTGGAACTCCGCAAGGCAGGTTTTGAGGCTCAACAGCGGGTGGAGGAGATCAGGGTAGAGGGCCAGATGATTGAGGCAGCATCCGCAGAGCGCAGCGCACTGTACGCACACGACATAGCCATTGGGCAAGGTGCAAGTCAGTGGATGATCAATCTCCGTGCTGGTGTTCGGCCCCTTATCACCTACGGCCTGTTCCTGCTGCTGGTGTTTGTAGACGTAGCCGGGTTTGTTTACGCTTGGAACCACGGTGTAGATTTCCAGATCATGCTGGACAACATCTGGGATGACGAAACTCAAATCATTTGGGCAAGTGTCATTTCTTTCTGGTTTGGAAGCCAAGCGTTTAGCAAGAAATGAAAGTCTCTGCGCGATGCAAAGAGATGATCAAGCACCACGAGGGTGTGAGATTTAAACCGTACCGCTGCCCAGCGCGGCTCTGGACTGTAGGAGTTGGTCATGTTCTTTACCCCGATCAAGGTCGTTTACCTCTGGATCAAAGAGACGCTTACCCGCTTAAAACGGAAGATAACCGCGTATTTTCAGGAGCCGAAGTAGATGGAATCCTTGGTGCTGATCTCCGCCGATTTGAGGTTGGGGTCGCCAAACTTTTTCCTGTGGTTCTTACCCAAGGCCAAAACGACGCTCTTGTCAGCTTTGCTTTTAATCTCGGTCTGGGCGGCGTACAGCGATCAACCCTCCGTCAGAAGGTTCTTCGGGGAGAGATTGAAGCGGCGGCAGACGAGTTCTTGAAGTTTACACGGGGCGGGGGTAAAATCCTTCCGGGGCTAGTCAAACGCAGAAATGACGAACGCGCCCTGTTTCTGTCTTAACAATTTAACGTCGGATAACGGAGAACAAAATGACAGTCGCAGCCGTAATGACGTACGACAGTTTGGTCAATGACATCCAGACCTATCTGGAGCGCACAGATACCCAGACTTTAGACAAAATTCCGCAGTTCATCATGCTGGCAGAGCAGATTATTGCGGCTGAAATCAAATTTCTTGGCAACTTGACTGTGGCCACAAGCAACATGGTTGCGTCCGAGAACGTAATTCCCAAGCCTGCACGCTGGCGCAAGACTGTTTCAATGAACGTCACCGTGGCAGGCAAGCGCCAGCCTGTTCTGCTTCGGACCTACGAGTACATCCGCGAGTATTGGCCAGAGGCGGCCAGCACAGACGTGCCGCTTTATTTTTGCGACTACGACTACCAGCACTGGTTGGTAGGCCCCACCCCCACACTGGCCTACTCTTACGAGGTTCTGTACTACGAGCGCGTGCAGCCCTTGGACTCATCAAATCAATCGAGCTGGTTCACCCAATACGCCCCACAGGCGCTGCTATATGGCACTTTGCTGCAAGCCATGCCGTTCCTCAAGAATGACGAGCGCATGCCTATGTGGCAGAGCAATTACGACAAAATCATTGAAGTCCTGAAGACAGAGAACGTCATTCGTGCTGCTGATCGTCAGGCGATTGTGAGGGATTCATGAGTTTCAATAGCCCATTCACCGGTCAGGTAATCCAGCCGACCGACGTCTCTTACCGAGAGATTACGCTTTCCGCTGACAGCACCCTGTCGTGGCCAATCAACGGTAGCGTGACGGACAACGCTGCAGCGCGGATCATGAACGTCACGTCGCTCTCTAGCGGCTTGGCGCTTGCCGGGGTCCTTGTCACAGGCACGGCAGGCCAATGCACTTGCACCACAACTCCCAGCTTGTTTGTTGGTCAAGCGGTTGTTGTTGCCGGGACTCTAACTGGCACGTCAACGGGCCTTGTCAGCGGCACCACCTACTACATCATTCTTACCAACGGCTCGACGACTTTCACGCTGTCGGCTACTTTAGGCGGCACGGCGGTGGCCACCACCGCTGGATCTACTACCGGGCTGACTTTCACGCTTGACTCGTTCACCTTAGACATGCCGCCTGCAAATCAGGCGTCTGTGGGTATTGATGCCTTGTTCCGCAACGTCGGGTCTTACAGTTTTGAGGTTAGGGACTATGCTGGCGGCTCAATTGTTACGATCGCGGCCGGCGAGGCCAAGTACATTTACCTGACCACCAACGCCACCACGGCGGGCACATGGGGCCTCATAGCCTTTGGCGTGGGCACGTCCAACGTTGACGCGGCTACCCTTGCTGGATTTGGCCTCAAGGCTATCTCCAACACCTTGAACGCCGCCAATGAGGTCAACACCTTTGCATCAAACTACACCGCGTTGGCCGCAGACCGTGCATCAACCTATGTCTGGACCGGCGGTGCTGGCACCTTAACGCTGACATCGGCCGTCACACTGGGCAACGACTGGTACATGATGGTCCGCAACGGCGGGACTGGCACGCTGACCGTTGCGCCATCTGGCGGTGACCTGATTAATGGCGCTGCAAATATTTCATTGCAGCCTGCCGATTCTTGTGTGCTTTGCTGCTCCGGCTCTGCCTTCTTTACCGTTGGCTTAGGCCGTAGCACCCAGTTCAACTTTACTCAGCTCACCAAGGCTGTGGTGACTGGCAGCTACACCCTAACCGCCGCCGAGGCCTCCAATGTAATTCAAAAGTACACCGGGACCTTGACGGGCAACGTGACCGTAGTGCTGCCCCAGACGGTGCAGGTGTACTACATCACAAACCAGACCAATGGTGGAGGCCCCGGCTACCAGATCACCTTTACCACGAGCGGTGGGGGGGCTACGGCAACCGTACCTGCGAGCCAACAGGTGATCCTGCTGTGCGACTCGGTCAACTTGCTCAACGCCTCAACGATCGCTGCTGGTGCGTCGAATGTGTCTTTGGTGGACGGCACGGTGGGAGCCCCGTCGCTGAACTTTGCAACGGAGACGTCAACAGGCATCTACCGACCCGGCTCTGGTGAGTTTGGTATTGCAATCTTGGGCGTCAAACTGTTTGGTTTAACGGCTACAGGGCTGAATATTCCCGGCACCGGCAACTTTACTGGGGGTGTTAAGGGCGGGGTTTTTTGATGTCAATTAAAGTCTTTACTCTTGACACAAAGCCGGGCATCCAGCGCGACGGCACGGTGTTTGACATGAGTTTTTACACCGACGGCGAGTGGGTGCGTTTTCAACGTGGCCGCCCCCGCAAGATTGGTGGCTATCGTGTCATCTCTGACCAGCTTACGGGCCCCTCTCGTGGGATCTGGGTCAACACTCAGAACGCCTTCACTTCAATTTTTAGCGGTTACAACGACGGTCTGCAAGTTCTGACCATTGACAACAATGGCGTTGGAGCTGGTGTTGATAACTTTACGCTGACCAATTTCACAGCATCTGACTTAAACCTGTGGCAATTTGATGGGTTTTATGACGTTGGTGGTAATGGCATTCAGTCTCTCGTAGCCCACCCCGGTCTGAACCTTGACTCAATCAGCAATAACATTGATACGCCTGTGCTGATTGGCGATATCAATAACACGACCATGTCCCGAATTGGAGTCTTTACAGATGCCAACGCCTACATAAACAGCACAACATCTGTCACCATATCTGAAACAAATACCTTGATTGGCGCTGGCCAGACCGTTACCGGCACAAACATACCGTCTGCGACAACAGTTGTTTCCAGCAATCTTGAGTCGCCGAATTTAAGCACGGTTGCAGTAACGGGAACAAGCGGAACCTTTTCTTGTGCGTCAACTTCAGGCCTTTACATCAACCAAACAGTTACCGTTACAGGATCTCTGCCGACAGAAATTTTGTCCACGGTTGCGGTAACTGGGACGGGCGGTACATTTTCTTGCACCGCAACCAATGGCTTGTACAGCGGGCAGAAAGTTGTTGTGTCTGGTTCATTGCTCAACACCACCTTAGCGAGTGTTGCAATTACAAGCTCAAGTGGTGATTTTTCTTGTACAGCAACAACCGGACTTGCTGTAGGACAGCCTGTAGTTGTTTCTGGATCAATAAGCACAAACACACTTGCAGGTGTTGCAGTTACAAGCGTCAATGGTGCTTTTTCTTGCACGGCAACAACAGGACTTTACGTAGGTCAGCCAATTACCGTGGGCGGTACACCTACCCCATCAACAGTTGCTGGCGTGGCTGTTACTGGAACTGCGGGTCAGTGCTCCTGCACAGCTACAACTGGCCTGTACATTGGCCAGCCAGTTTTTGTTTCTGGAACGCTTACTGGAACGGAAACTGGTGTTAATGGCAATAGAACTTATTACATCATTGCTACGGATGGGACGTCAACATTTACGCTCTCTTCGGCATTTGGTGGAACAGCCTTAACCACAACAGCGGGAACAACCACTGGGCTGACGTTCACGGCAATATTGTCAAGCGGCGTCGCCGCAGGTATCACTTACTACATTATTGCCACCAACGGAACGTCAACATTTACGTTGGCATCTTCAATAGATGGGGCGGCAATAACAACAAATATTGTTACCTTGGCTGGCTTGACGTTCTCTGGGCCAAATGGAACAGGGCTTGTTTCTGGGGCAACTTATTACATTTCCGCCACCAACGGAACATCAACCTTTTCTTTGTCTGCCACCTCTGGTGGATCTTCAATAACAAACACCTTTGGTGCAACCACTGGTTTGTCATTTGTATTCACGCCATTTCCGGGCGTTATCACCGGGACAACGTATTACATCATTGCAACCAACGGCACGTCAACATTTACGTTGTCTGCCACATCTGGTGGATCAGCAATTACAACAATAGTCACCAGCACCAACAATTTGGTGTTTACGGTACAAAAATATATTGGTCTTTCTGCTGGAAGCACTTACTACATCATTGCCACCAACTACGCGACAACATTTACCTTGTCAGCAACGTCTGGTGGAGGCGCAATATCCACAATCGTTGCGGCAACAACTGGGTTTGTTTTTACGCTTGGCTCTTATCAAAAAGTGGTGTTGTCCGCTGCGGCAACAGCAAGCGGCCCGGTGACGCTGACTTTTGACAACAACATATCAGTCTCTGGCGGACTTGTTGCGCTGCACCCTTACCTATTCGTGTACGGCAACAATGGTCTGATTCAGAACTGTTCGGCCGGCAACCCCAGCGACTGGGTCTCTGCCGACGCCAATGCGACCAACGTGGCTTCTGGAAAGATTGTCCAAGGGCTACCCGTCAGGGGCGGCTCAAACGCGCCTTCTGGGCTGTTCTGGAGCCTTGACAGCCTAATCCGCGTGTCATTCATTGGCGGCACGGGGACGCCGGCTCAATACTGGCGCTACGACATCATCAGCAGCCAGTCCTCAATCCTGTCTTCTCAGTCGGCAATTGAGTACGACGGCGTCTATTACTGGTGCGGCGTGGACCGCTTCCTGCTGTACAACGGTGTGGTCAAGGAGATCCCCAACAGCATGAACCAGAACTACTTCTTTGACAACCTGAACTACGACCAGCGTCAGAAGGTTTGGGTGACAAA